CTATAATGATCTTGCAAAAAAGTACAATGTAGACGGAGGCAGTGATTCTAGCATACAGCCTAATACTGTATACGGAAACGAAATTGGAATGGAGTTTAGGATAGGAGCACTTGCTCAGGGCGGCCAGATGGCAGCTACTCCACAAAATATTATGACCTGTGCTAACTTTGTACATGATATTTTTAAACTTGGTGCGTACACAAATCGAACATGTGGAATGCATGCTCATTTTGGTTTAGGACCAATCACTAAAATGAGCACAGTAGACACTAGTTGGGTAACTGTAATGATGTTAACCAGCCCATTGTTTGAACAGCTCTATACAACCTATAAAGGACAAAACCTTTATGACAACGATTATGCTAGTGTACAAACAGTAAAAGATAGTGTCGACGAAATTGTACACATGGCGCAAGAAATGAAAGGGGAAGGCGAAGATAAAGAGGAAATAGTCGAATATCTATTTAATAATTTATTTAGGCGAGATGAATTTGAAAAATATTCTGCACTTTTTCCACACGGTCAAGGCACATTAGAATGGCGAGGATTGCGTGGTGTTTTAAATGCTAAACGTCAAGATATCAATTATGAAACTATCTTAGGGTTTTTTAAACTTGCCCTTAATTTTGCTAGAACAATTAAAATGTTGATCAATAAATTTGATGAACTTTCTATAGCTGGGGTAAAGATGAAAGATTTGCAAGAGTATGGTGCAAGATATGGTTTAGAGCAACAAAAAGAAACAAAATCAAATATTATACCATATATTAAAACATCAGGCTTGAACGAAGGAATGCAAAAAATATTTATTACATACTTTGCAAAGCAATTAAAACAACCTAAATACAAAAGAGAATATTGGAATAGGGCAAAAAGCGTTTTCAAAAACGATTTACGAGCGGCTGCACCTTCCTTAAACTATATCTATGATAGATTTAACCAATATGGATTATCTATAAAAGAAGATTACCTTGTATCAGCTGAATTCCCTATAGTTGTTAAAGAATTCATTCGAAAAGAAGATATTGTTATTGACGACGAGTGGCGTAAGGCTAGAGATTTAGGTGTAAGGTTAAGGGCTGTCTTTAAACATTGTAATTTGATTGCCAAATACATGCCTTACTTTGGAGATCACGGCAGGATGCTTTTCGGTTCGATTATAGACGATTCAAACAAAATAATTGTAAAAGACGAAAAAGATTATCAAAAGCTAGACTCGGAGCTTGCTATGGTAACACCAAGAAATAGATCGTTTATGGATGTAAGGAGGAATGTAGAAATAGATCCGTCAAAGTTTACTGATATCTAAAGCACTGCTAGCTGGCAAATCCCATACTGCTTTCCGTTCTTGACCTTTTCTCTGTGCAAATCTCTTTGCATCACAATTTCCGCAAACATGAAAGACATTATTATTAATTCTATTAGGATCCATTTTTCCTCGCAATCTTTTAAAAATTTCATTACAACAATCGCAACGAAAAATAAGTTCTGTACTATTTCTATAATATTTGTGTTCTAGCCCTGCTTTAGATTTTCTACTAAATTGGGTTTTTTGTATGTGCTCGCCTATAAACATATAAGTATTTACTACATTAAGATTATAAAATTTATACATAAATACATTCATAAGAGGTAAACATGTCTTTCGTAATTATTACTCAAAACGCTAAAGAAAAAATTAATCAACTATGCAAAGAAAATAATGTATTTGCCATCACACTTAATCTAAAAGGTGGAGGTTGTGCAGGATATCAATATGACTGGGGAGTTACTGATACTCCAACAAGACATGACGAAGTAATTAGTACAGGAGATGGAAATTTAGCAATAGGTAAAAAAAGCATGCTTTTTTTGATGGGTACAGAAATAGATTATGTAACAAGTATAGTAGGTTCTAATTTTGATATAAGAAACCCCAACGCAAAATCTAGTTGTGGTTGCGGCACAAGTGTAAGCTTTGATGTTAGTACCTTACCAACAAATGATAAACCAAGGTTTGAGCCGACCTGGTAATTAATTAGGAGTATTGATAAATGGCACGAAGAGAAGTTAATATCGGTATTGAAGGAAATGATGGTACTGGTGATAGTATTAGAGAATCATTTAGAAAAGTTAATGAAAATTTTCAAGAACTATATGCTGTTTTTGGTATAGGTGGTAGAATAAGTTTTACTATTTTAGACGATACTCCTGACGTATTAACTCCTAATACTGTATCTCTTGTAAACCAAGCAGGAACTGGTATTTTATTATCAGCACTTGCAAGTGATTCTGAGCTAGATGCCCAACTTTCTGATACAATACAATTTGATTACAGTGTTCCAGGTAAATTAATTCTTACCACATCTTTTAAAGAAGTTGCAGACGATCTTTCACCGGCATTAGCTGGGCCATTATATGCCGCTAATTGGGCTATAGCCGGTGTTGAAATTTCTGAAAATGCTGCAGAACAAGTTAATTTAGCGCATCAAGGCGTAAATGACATCACAATTAATGATCTTGTAATTACTAAAGGATATGCAGACGGACGCTATGTATCAGCCGATGTACCTTTACGTACTAGACCCGAACCAACTGGAAATTTACATTACAGTTTAATTATAACAAGATATAATAATTTTGCAGTAGAGATAGAATCACATTACAACGAAGATCAAGAATTAATTAACACAGGCCATGGATTAGATTCAAGCTTAAACGGAAGTCCTTACGTTTTTGTGGCAGAAGATAGAGATCCAGAAGGTGGATTATTATTTTCTAATACAACTTATTATATTAGAGTAGTAAATGATACTACATTATGGTTATACACAGAAGGTAATAAACAATATTCAACAACAGGAAGTGCAGTTGATGCAGAAACATTTAAATTAAATGTAAGTGGAACTATTGCTATTGATGACAAACACATATTAAGAGACGCTACATATGATCCTGATTTAGCAGGTAATTTTTTATCTGACATTACAATGCCTAGGAATGCAATTGTAAGACGACAAGGAGATACAATGACTGGTACTTTGTATCTTAGCGATCACCCAGGCGAACTTGCAGGCCAAGGATACCCAAATGGAATAGTTGACATGCAAGCAGCAACAAAATTTTATGTAGACAACACATCTTATAGTTCTCCAGAAGTTTTGTTTGTAAGCACACAAGGCGATGATACTATGAAAAGTGTTCCTCCCGGAAAAGAAGGAACATCATTTACATATGCTTTTAAAACTATTAATGCTGCAGCTAGACGAGCAGAAGAATTAATTAGGGCAGGTACAGCAGTTCCTGGACCATATATGCAGCAATTAACTTATACTATAGGCGGAAATATAATAGAGAGCGTTGTAATGAAAGCTCAGATTGAAAGTCCGTCTAACACTCAGGCAAGATTTTTGTTAGAAAGCAATAGACTTTATTTACAAGAAAGTATAATAGGATTTGTAAATTACACCTTTCCAACTTTTGATTACAACATAGATCTATGTAAAAGAGATGTAGGTCTATTAATCGATGCAATAGCAATAGATATTAACAGAGGCATAAATGCAAATTATTTAACAAGACAAGCTGCTGAAAGATATTATGCATCAAGTAGTGGAAGAAGGGCAATTACTGTTCAAAAGTCAGAAACCCTTGCTGCTATTGCCGAAGCAAAAGAAATAACCAGAACCTTATTAACAAATGATTTATATCAAAAACAAGAAATTACAGCAATCACGAGAGATCAACCTGCTAGAGTAACGACAGCAGGAAATCATGGATGGAACAACGGAAATCAAGTTATTATTAAAAATGTTGCTGGAATGTTAGAGATTGAAGGCAAAAAAGCATGGATTAAGAAATTTTCGGAAAATTCATTCGAACTTTATGATAACCCAGAATTAACATTACCATTTAACACAGAAACTTTTACAGGTTACACAACTGGTGGTGTTGTAGGTTTACTCTACACATTTGACGAAGAACAATATTTTGATGACGGTATCGTTTTAATTGAAAATATTACACAAACTGATCCAGTAAGAATCACTACAAAAACTTTCCACTTTTTATCTAATGATGATTCTATACAGGTAAACAGTGTTTCAACTATGACAACATTAAACACTGGAGAATATTACGCAAAAAAGATAGACGATTATACCCTAGATTTATATACCGCACCAACAACCACTGGGATAAAAATTACAGACATACAATTAAGTAATCCTGTTAAAATCACAACAGAAATCCCGCATGGTTACGGCAATAATGCATATGTTACAATTACGCTAGTAAGTGGAAGTACAGAACTTAACCAAAACCAATTTTATGTGGTACCCGACGGAAGTGATAACCAAGTATTGTATTTGTATTATAATATAAGCGTACCTGTAGACGGAGCTGCTATCAGTCCTTATGTTGCTGGTGGTGAAATTACACAAAATAGCTTTGACGGTACAGGATTACCTCCGTACATAGACCCCTCAACAAATGTACCAGGCGGTGGTAATATTACGAAAGATAGTGATGCATCTATTGCAGCCATTACAGCAATTGATGAAAAATGGGACTTAGTTACAACAATTTTACGCGATGGTATTGATGCCGGTACAAATATTGCCTACGGAAGCACATACAAAATTGCTCTAACCAACGGCAGTAAAAGTTTCTTAGATCAAACAAATCCTGCAAATACTGATGCTTTACCTGGAAAGGTTATAAGGGGACGTAGATCAGAAGCAATAGGACAAATTGTAGGATTTACAAATGATAATTCTGTAGATGGAGGTATTGATCCCGTTACAGGTAATCAAGAACCTAATCCTACTACTTTCCAAATGCATTTATTATCAGCAAAAGACTTTGAAATAGGAGAACCTATAGAATTTGGAAATTTTGTTAAGAAAAAAGAAGTTGTTATTAGAATAGAAGCCGGAAATTATTACGAAGACTATCCTATTAGATTAATGAATAATGTATCATTAAAAGGTGATGAGTTTAGACGTGTAATTATAAATCCAAAAACCGAAACTAATTCTAACTGGTCTAGAACAAGTCAGAGCAAATGGGCAAGACAATACTTTTATAGAGATAATGAATTTGACGGATTAACAGTTGCAAGAGGAGGAACTGATTTTAGAAATCAAGAAGGCTTTGCCCAAGGAAAATTTGGATATCACTACTTAGTTGATCCTAATAAACCTATTAATATAGGACCTACAGTTACCAATGTTGGTGGATATACCAATGCAGCAAATATTATTTTAGCCAACAAAGATTATTTGCGAGAAGAAACTCTACGCTATATAGATTCGTTATTTCCAGCTTTAAATTATAATAGAGAGAAGTCAAAAAGAGATACAGGCATTATTATCGATAGCATAGTAAATGATTTAGTCATAGGCGGGGAAGAACGTGCTTTAGAAACACAAGGTGCGTTCCAACAATTAAATTATTCCCTTTCAAATAATGTCGAAACTACGTACGATGCTGTTACTGCAAATTATGATTATACAACAGGTATTTTGGTCATAGATATAGGAGCCCATACTTTAACACAAAATGATTATATAAAGTTAAGAACAGAAAGTTTAACATTTACCTGTGCAAGTGATGGTAATACAACTCCTTATGCTTATCCAAGAGAATCAGATCCTGCATGGAACACCCAGCTAGAAATTATTTCTATTACAACAAATACAATCACTGTTAATGTAGGTCTTCCTCCTGCAGGTAGTACTGGAGATTCGCCACATACTTTTGTAAGCGCATTAGCTGAGACTGTGTTAGTTACGCCTAATACTACGCAATTAGATACCATTAGTCAAGAAGTTGCATGTTCAAACGCTATACTAAATTTACCTGTTTTAATTGCGGATCTATTAGAAGGAAGAATACCAGACCATACAATTATAGATTCTAGTTACACCCCTACTGATGCTGCTTATACTCCTTTTACAGGTAATTTAGACATTACAATTCCTGGTCATGATCTTGATCAAGAAGATTACATAGAAATATTACAAGATGGAATTACATTTACTTGTGCAAGTGACGGTAATACAGTTCCTTATTCTTATCCAAGGCCTACTGATCCTGCATACAAAGCAAAGCTAAGAATTACTCAAGTAGTAGGAGATGTAATTTCAGTTAATGTTGGTGTTAGTCCAGAAACTAGTATTCATACATTTGTTTCTGCCACATCAGGATGTATAACTAAAGGATTATATGAAGCAGGTTTAGCCGTTGTTACCGATATAGAACCAGTTAATTTATTAAATGGAATTGGCGAAACTGGCAGTATTATTATCGTGTCTGAATTAATTGCAAAAATAAACTTTGCATTTAATGCAGATTACAATCCACCGTTAAGAAACGATCAAATGGATATGTTCTTAATGTCTGATACTACTATAGTTAGAAACGTGTCTGCTCGTGGCCATGGAGGCTTTATGTGTGTACTAGATCCAGAAGGCCAAGTTTTAACTAAATCTCCCTATATACAAACTGCAAGTAGTTTTTCTAAGAGCATTGGAGAAAAAGTTTTTGCAGGAGGAATGTTTGTAGATGCTTATGTAGGTAATCTTCCTACAAACATTTTAAGTAAAACAAACAATTTTATTATATCAGTTCAGAGTAACGTCGGAGAAGGCTTACGATTAAGACCTCCACAACTACCCTGCCCATTTTATGTAGAAGGTAGACGATACCAAGTAAACGCAATATCTGATTATGATAGTGGTCAAGGAACAGCAATACTATACCTTGATGCAAATAGTAATGATAGAATTGGATATGACGAAACACAATTTACTGATGGACTTGTTGCTAGAGAAGTTTTCTTACAAACTGCTGGTAATAGATCTATTTTAGCAAACGACTTTACACAAATAAATGACTTAGGATACGGTTTAGTTTGTGTTAACGCTGCGTTCTCCGAGCAAGTTTCTACATTTACCTATTATTGTCAAGCGGCAATGTATGCCGCAAATGGTTCAGAAATTAGGGCATTAAATTGTAGTAATGGTTATGGTAGATTTGGTTTAGTTTCAGAAGGTGCAGATCCAAATGAAATTCCTGATCAAGTTAATTTAACTTATGACATGGTAATGCCTTTAAAAGCATGGACAGACAATGTATCAAATGTTTTTGATGACCCTGCAATTCTAGTTTATGACGCTGAAAGACCACCAAACGGGCAATCAATTGTTACTATAAACCACCCAACTAAAGGTGTGTTAAATTATCGTATTTCTAATGTTGTTAATTTATCTGATAGAGATAACGACGGGGTACAAGGTAATGTTTCTTCAGACGACATTGTCAACACTGGAGTAATTGATGTTACTAATTTGGCAGGTGTAATAGCAACTGCAAATCAAACCTATACAAATGTTAGCACAACTACAAATGGTTCAGGAACAGGATTAACTGTAAATGTGGTTACACAGGCCACAGGCACAGTAGGATCTGGAGGACAAGCTGTAATTACTGTTAATAGAATGGGTGAAAATTATAATAGCGGGGATGTAATAACAGTACTAGGAACAGCAATAGGAGGTGCTAGTCCGGCCAACGATATAACATTTGATGTTAACAGCATTTATGGAACAGGACCTGCTGTAATTAGCAATAGTATCTATAGATTAGAAATTATTGCAGACAATGTTAGTGCAGAAGATTATTATTCTACTATTCAAGAAGATATTGCAAATAATGATTATATAGAATATAGAGATAGTTTCCAATTAATCTTTTCCGGTTTAAGAGATATCGAAAGTTTAGTCACAAGACCAAGTACAGCTATAAATTTTGACGAAAGTGATACAAACACATATCGCAGTATTAGTTTCCAAAACACTGATGCATTGTCAAGACCATTACCCATACTAATTACTACAGGCGGTGCATTTGCAGCAGTTGTAGGCGAAACTATTACCCAAGTAAGCAGTGGTGCAAGCGGGGTTGTTTTTTCTAAACCAAGCGGAAATCAAGTAGAATTGAGATATGTTGTAGGTGATTTTGATACAACCGAAACTGATCCGCTTACTGCAAGTGAACTTATTGGAAGTGTCAGTGGATCACTAGGAATTAATAGTATTCCTGTAAGCTTACCAAAGGAAAAAATACTTGCTACAGTTGAAGTAGGATACGATTATGTAGAAATTACTACATTACCTCTCCAGTTTTCAAACGGATATGGAGATGCACAAGGTGATACTAGAATTGCAGTAGAATTATTAACATCTGCAAATGAATATTCAGATGATAGAAGAGTTATAAGAAACGCTAGAACTGAATCTGGATTATTTCCTGGAGATACCAATTATTTAGGTGCAGGTGACGAAGGAGGAATGAGATTTACTTGGGCTGGGCAAATACATAATATTGTTGATTATCAACCAGTATTTACCCTAAATTTATCAGGCCCAATTACTGTTAATAAAGGAGATTCACTTATACAATCTATATCAGGAGCAACAGCTATCGTTACAAAAGATGTTGTAAATGGTAGTGTTATTCCCATACATAGTGTCACAGGAACCTTTGATACATCTAACGAGATAAACGCATTTGGCCCTAACAGTATTCCTTCAAGCATAATTTTTAGTGCAGGCTGGGGCTTTATAGAAATTAGCAATTATGTAGGAGCTCATATCCGACCATCTTCTACAGTAGGACTTGCAGTAGCTATGCCAAATACAGATCCTGCTAAAATACTAAATGCAGGCTTGGCCAAATATACAACAGGCGAAATTACAGTTGCAATTTCGTTATTGCGAGCCACTGGACATGATTTTACTCAAATAGGAACTGGATCGTATAATGAATCAAACTATCCAAATGTTATATTAGGCCCAGCTGTAAATCCATTAGGGGATTATTATACAGATAGTCCAACTGCAACTAGCGCCCAGGTATGGGAAAGACGCAAAGGACGAGTGTTCTTTGTTAGTACTGACCAAGATGGATTTTTTAGAGTAGGCAAGTTTTTCAGTGTAGACCAGGCAACTGGAGATATTACATTTGCAGGCGAAATTGGATTAAGTAATGCTAATAGCTTAGGATTTAAAAAAGGAGTTACGATTAATGAATTTTCTGCAGATGATTCATTTGCAGATCAATCAGGCCAAGCTGTACCTACAGAAAAAGCCGTAAGTAGCTATATCAACCGTGTGCTAGGATATACAGTATCAGCAGGAAATGCAGGATCACAAATACCAGCTTCTGGTAATAGAATTGGTCCAGGATTTTTAACTTTAAATGGCTTTACTACAATGGAAGGCACATTAGATACTGGAAACTTTAAAATCATAAATGTAGGAAATCCGGTAGATCCAAAAGATGCGGCTACTAAGTTGTACGTTGATTCTAATTCAGAAGCATTTAATAATTTATCCTCACTTCGAAATTTTTCAGAAATCAATCCAACAAATAGCGAAATGGTAGTATGTACTGGTAACAAGATTATCTATACAGAGATTGAAACCGGTACTACTAACTTTGCTGTTGGACAAGATATTATAGGAACAGAATCTAATGGACGAGGTACAATTGTCCAACTTAATACTATTACTGACCTACAATTAGGAACTGTGCGAAGAATTGTTTACACACCTACACTAGGACAAATTGATACTTCTCAAGATGAAATTGAGAACTATCAAAGTGGTAGTCCTTTAGGTGGAACAGCACCTTGCATATACATCAATAACGGTAATGCATATAATGAATATACCCATGCATCTGCTAGTAGTTTATCAGATGTTACATATACTGTATCGAAGACAAGTATAGATACACAATTTAATATTCAAATTAATGCTGGAGCTATAACAAATACAGAAGTAAGTGGTAGTGCTGCAATAGCGCAATCAAAGCTAAATTTAACAGCAGCAACTACTAGGAACAGTTCAACAGGAATAACTGCAAGCGATAGAGGAGTTGCGTCATTTGACGACGATTATTTTACTGCAACGAATGGTTGGATTAGCTTGTTAACTGCAACCGGCACAGCAGACGGTATCGAACTTGCAAAATTAAGACATATTCCAACTGGTAAAGTTTTAGGACGAAGTACAACACTAGCAGGAGTGGTAGAAACATTAGATTTTTCTACTGTGATAGCTTCAGGTGGTGGTATTTCTCATAGTAGTTTTGGCACATATTCAAATAGTGGCGGTGCTACAGATGTATTACTACGGACAAATACAGATACATATGGTGTAAAAAAGTTATCTTCAGGTAATGACGCAGATAGCATTGTTTTAAGAAAAACTGCAGATGCACAAGCAGGAATAAAAGCAGGAGCGATTCGCGCATCAGCTTTAATTCTTGGTGGGGATGATGCATATGAAGTCCTATATAATAATGTAACTGATTTAAGTTTTAAAACCCCTGGACAAGCAACTATAATTCAAGCTCAAGGAACTAACTCAGAAACAGTTTTGGTAAAAATGCCTGGTCAACTAAACGTTGGTAACCCATGGTTAAACCCAGCCGCAGACGGAACAGAAGCAGATCCATTAGAATACAAAACTACTGAGAGCGCTGCACAAACTGGATCAGATATACCTACTAATGGCGGTAGACAAGGAAAAGGGTTTGTTGCAACTAACTGGCTATATACAAAAGCTATAGAAGATTTAAATGATGGCAATGGATTTACATTTGGAGGCAACACAGGTTTTAGTCAAGCTAACACAAACAGCATTATTGCATTTACCCAAGGTACAGTAAGATTACGTATAGATGCAACAAATGTAACTGCATATCATGATATTGTTCCTGATCAAAATACATCATTGGTCAAACGAAATTTAGGCACTACTACTTCGCCATTTGGAACATTATACGTTCAAAATATTGTCGGAGCTACAGTTTCAGGTGGATCTTTCTCAGGAACTGGAAACATTTCACCTGATACAGACAATACTTATAATATAGGCACAAGTGCTCTAAGGTATGCTACGGTGTATGCAACACTATTTGATGGAGTAGCATCATCAGCAAAATATGCAGACTTAGCTGAAAATTATCTAGCAGACGAATATTATGAGCCTGGAACTGTTGTAATATTTGGTGGTAAAAAAGAAATAACTGTTGTTGATTTGAAAGGTGATAATAAAGTTGCTGGTGTAGTTTCACATAATCCTGCATTTTTAATGAACAGTGAGTTAAAGGGAGAATTTGTAACTCCGATTGCATTGCAAGGTAGGGTAATGTGTAAAGTAGTAGGTAAAGTTAATAAAGGTGACATGCTTGTCACAAGTGCAATTAGTGGCTATGCCATAGCAGAAGCAATACCTTCATTAGGTACAGTCTTAGGTAAGGCAGTAGGAGAAAAAACCGACGACGGGAAGGGCGTTGTTGAAATCGTAGTAGGAAGATTATAATGGCAAAACAATCCGTAAATATAGGAACGAGTGAGAATAAAGGCGACGGTGATCCGTTAAGGACTGCATTCCAAAAGATAAATGAAAACTTTGACGAACTGTATGTACAACATGGATCTGACACCGGTGTTGTCGGAACAGAATCTACTGTAGACATAAATGTAAATGAAACTAAAATTGCAAGTTTTACAAGCGAAGGATTGATTCCAGAGCTAGACGAAACTTATAATCTAGGTTCACCTGATAAAAAATGGAA